CCTAGAAGAGATGTTCTGTTTATAAACGAAGCTAACAACGTATCATTTGAAATATTCACTCAGCTAGATGTCCGTACTAGAGAGATTGTGTGGCTAGACTGGAACCCTGTTAATGAGTTTTGGTGGTATACCGAAGTTTCTCCTAATATCCCAAACGACTTTATTACGCTTACTTATAAGGACAATGAGGCTCTAGAACCATCCATTGTTGATGCAATAGAAGCCAGAAGAAATAATAAGCGATGGTGGAGAGTGTATGGAGAAGGACTTTTGGGAGACGTAGAGAGCAGAATATACACGGATTGGGCTCTAATTGACTCCATACCGCACGAAGCTAGGTTGGAGGGCTATGGATTGGATTTTGGATATACGAACGATCCTACAGCCATTGTAGCCATTTATTACTATAATGGGGGATATATCCTAGACGAAGTAACGTATCTAAATGGATTAACAAATAAAAGGATTGCAGACATATTGCTTAATTTACCCAGAGCCTTGACTATTGCAGACTCAGCCGAGCCCAAGAGTATAGACGAGATAAAAAGCTATGGAGTCACTATCACAGGAGCTCTTAAAGGACAGGGTAGTATCTTGCAGGGTATTCAGTATGTTCAAGGTCAGAAGATATCCGTCACAAAGCAAAGCCTAAACATCTTAAAAGAATATAGAAACTATCTTTGGATGGAGGATAAGGATGGGAAGATAATTAATGAACCAGCAGATTTCCTAAATCATGCTATGGATGCTATTCGCTACGGAATGAGCAGAAACTTTGTTGATGATGGTGGTGGTATATTCCACCCAATAGACAGGGAGAAGGTAAGAATGGCTGGGGCTTCAAGTGACTTTGGTGGCGTGCCATTTAATATCTAGTGGACTTGTGCTCTAAGGCCATTTGCTTTAGAGGGCAAATTCACCCACAAGGAGAGTGCTATGACAGGACAAGTAACTCGCGTCACTGTGAAGTTGATGTTTTGGAAGCGTGACGGTAAGAAAGGTTCGGGCAAGTTCATCTGGAGAGAAGTGATTGAAGATGTTGTGATGGGTATCGGCTACGAGGAAAGACTCAAAAAGATTGTGGGTCGGATTGAATCGGAAGGTTGGAAAGTGTTTTGGAACAAGTATCGCATCATCAAATACCACTACGACTAGGAGGACACCATGAACGAAAAAGTCTACAATGCTGTCTGGGCTGGTACGTTTGAGCGTGTGAATGGGATGACCGTCGTTTACACGATGGAGTTGAAAGGCACTCTGGATGCTATTCGGAATGCTTTGAATTACTTCATCGCTAAGAAACGCGGTCTCAAGTTTCTGTTTGGTGAGTTCGAAAGTCTCGACGAGGCTGAGGAGGAATAGCCATGAAAATCCAAATGCGTTATCTGATTCAGGATGGTATCGGGGACAATTGGACGAACAGAATGGTGAGATACCGCTCTTTCACTGGTTCTACTGATGAGGAACTCAAGAACAAGATTGATGCTGATCTGAACGAGCTCAGACTCAAGGGTTGGCATGTTATTGAGATGGAAGTAGTGAACGACAACAGACCAGATGACTAACGGAGGTGCGAAATGCCTTTCCCTCGACAGCTCATCAAGGAATGGGGGAAGAAAAGAGGTTGGGTATGCGAGAAGTGTGGTCGAAAGTGGCGTGATGGCTGGATTCTTGAGGCTCATCATAGAATCCCATCTAGTTTAGGTGGTCAGGATACTGAGGATAACTGCAAGTTCTTGTGTCAGGGATGCCATTTCAATGCTCATAAGGCTATAGAAATTGGTGCTAGAGTATCTGCTCAACTGATCAAGCAAAGACTGGATAAGACAAATGGAAGATGGAGAGAGTAACAAAAAGCCCCTAAAGGATTAAACCAATAGGGGCTATTTTTGTGTTAGCCGACTCCCCTTATAACAAAAATATTATAACAAAAAACCCGCTATTTCTAACGGGTCTTCTGTAGTATTTAGTTTAAGAAAGGAGTTACTATTGGGGATTCTACACTATTAGTTGCGAGATGACAAAATTATAGTTATATTTTAACCATGCAAGAAGAAAACGTCTCAAGAGATGCAGATCTAGATATCATACGACAAGAAAAAGAGAGTGCCCTAAAGTATGCAGAGCATAAAAGGGTTGATCAAAATGACAACTACACGCTTTATAGAAATAAAGTCATTGTAAATCGCTATACTCAAAGACAAACAATCAACATTCCATTAATGAAATATGCTATAAACACATTTTTGAAAAACTTGAGCGAGACTCCATCCTTGTTCTTTCCTAGCTATGACAACAATGAGCAAAAAGAAATCTACTATAATGAGTATTGGAAAGAGATAGCCAATAGAAACAACATAAAACTAAAAGACATAATGGATAAGAAGGCATGCGTGTTATCAGGAAGATCTTATAAAAAGATAAACATTGACGATGGTATTGTGACCTTTGAGATTGTTGATACTCAAGATATGCAAGTCCACAGATTTGTTGATCCATCGGAGTTTCATAAATCACGTTGTGTAATACAGACTGGAATATATAGACCATTAGCAGACCTCCTAGAAGATAAAGAATATGATCAAGAGTCACTAGCTAGACTCAGAATGTTTTTTGAAACAGATGAAGGAAAGCTAGAAGCAGATGACAACTCAGAGAGCGTGGTTCTTAGACAGCAAAGACTTCTAGACATGGGAGTAGCTGATGCATTAAACCCTGTTTTAGGGGAAACATACGTCGAATTAAACGAAGTCTATAGATATGAGTATTCCAAAGAATTAAAAGAAGAAGTCATTTTTAGGTACGTTGTCGCTTGCACTGAAAAGGGTGGAATGTACAAACTCCACAAAAAGGAATTATGCCATGTTATGGGGAAACCCACAGTCGATAACTTCTGGTATAACCACTTTCCGTTCGAAACTTGGGCATGTGACCCAGAGAGAACCGATTACCATTCCGATTCCATTGCAGACATTATTAGACCTATTAACAAGACTATAAATTCTTACATCAGTCAGTCTGTGGAAAATAGAACCCTCAGAGGTTTTAATATGAACTACTACAATTCCACAGATCCTTCGTTTGTTCCTCAGACCTATACACCACAACCGTGGGGCTGGTATCCATTACCAGGCAAACCATCTGAGGTTTTACAGTCTGTAGAGATCCCAGAACTATCAGGAGTCCTAGATGAGATTCAGTTCTTAATGGGCATTGCAGAGAAGGCCACAGCCTCTACAGCCACTCAGACAGGATCAACAACATCGAATGTCACTCTTGGAGATATCCAGTTAGCTTTGCAGAACGCTCAGGAAAGAGTTGAAATGGTTGACGAATACGCTAACGAATCTTGGAAGAGATTTGGTGTTTTATATACCAAGATATTAGAGTCTGCTGGCGATATGTTGGACGATACAACAATCTATAGGAAAGGTAGACAATCTAGAAAACTCTATGCCAAGAAGATCTCACAAAAAGACTGGTATACAAAGTCTGGATATGGAGTGGAAATAAAAATTAAGAAGGATAAACAGATAGAAGATCAGAATACATTGCAGAAACTAGGCGTTGCTAAAGCATCAATGCCAGATAACGGACCATTGAACACTATCTATAACAGAAAATTATTAGAGTTTGCTGATTTGACACCAGATGAAGTTAATGAGGTTGAACAATTTGAAAAACAGAAGATGGTGCAACAGCCATTATTGGGCATGGGGACAATGGTGCAACCCAACCAACAGGGTGCTATGAGTACCCCCCAGATCCCAGCCCAAGCAGGAGTAATGAATGCTTGATATAACCAAACTAAACTACGAGGAAAGAGAGACCTATAATGCCCTGTTAGCGCAAGCTAGGGTTAAACAGGTTTCAGCAGAAGATTTCAAGAACTACTTGCAGAGCATGATATTTTCTACAGTAGAGGAATTAGCGGAGACACCATTTTGGAAATTAGAAAAGAACACTTTATTAAAAGCTAGAATTAAAAATTATTTGCTTCAATATAAGATCCTAGTCCACCCAGAAAAAGTTTCAGAACAGATGGACAAAGTAGTTAAGGATTTTGAAAAGAAGTTAGAAGGGAAATAATTTGACTGCTTATACAGATTTTTGCTAATGTAGCATTATGAATCCCGAAGCAAGAATTGAATTAGATCGTATCACTTCAAAAGAACCAGAGGAACTAACAATAATGGAGATAGCATTTCTTAATGCCCGCAGAAGCTATCTCAGACCAGAGCAGAGAATGATATTTAAATCAGTTCTAAAGCCAACAAACCAAGAGGAAATGGACTATACTACCCCATCTAAATTAGATATAAAGATTGAAAAGAAGAAGAAAATTAATTAATTAACTACTAACCCTGTCGAAAGCAGGACTGTTTAAGGTTATATATGGATAATAGAAAAAAGAAAAAAGCAGAAGAGATACTTAATGATCCCATTTTAGACACCCCAGCTCCATTGGATGCTGATATAAAGGATGAAACCCCAGAAGCTCCAGTTGTGGAAGAGCCCGTTATTACCGAGGATGCTGTAGAAGAGCCAGAAAAGGAAGAAGTTGCGGAAGAGCTAAAAGAAGAAGTAGAAGTACAGAAAAAAGACCCAGTAGAGGAATATAAGGAGAAGTTTTCCAACTCTAGCAGGGAAGCGATGGCTTTACATTTTAAAAATGAAAAACTTCAGTCGGTAATTCAAGCCGTTTCTGATACCCCAGAGCCATCCGTTGACGAATTAAGAGCCTATGCTAAGACAAAAGGGGCTGACTTTGACGAACTAGATGATTTCTCAAAGAACATTCTAAAAGACACCTATATCAATTCTAAGGGATTGGAAAAGATTAGAGGTCTAAGCCAAGAATTAAGAGAATCAGAAGTATGGAATAAGAAGGTCGATGATTTTGTTAATGATCCTGTCGTAGTCAAGACCTTCCCCAGCCTTTCCGAGTATGAGGAAGAGTTCAAGAAGTTCTGCTCTAAAGATAGTAGAAGAGGATCTGATCTAGAGGATCTAGTTGCCTCCTTCTTGTATATGCAAGATAAAGTTCCATCAACTAAACACAAAGGATCTTTGTTGCTAAACGGTGGAAATGGCTCAGTAGCTCCAGTAAAACCAGCTAAATTGTCTGAATTAGAGACAGCCAGCATAAGAATAAGAGACCCCAAAGAATATAGAAGACTAATCAAAACTGGAAAGATCCAGATAGATCTGTAGTCTGTATTTGACAAAGGAAAACTATTTACTCTATTCTTTCTTTAAGAGATTAAATACGCTAACCCCAAACCATAATCGGGACTGCTTCTCAAGTAAATTTATTTATTTGTTTAAAGGAAAAAACCGATTATGAATACTTATCCTACAAAACTAATGGAAGCCTTTGCTTCACAAGCATTGGAAATCTTCTATAGAACATCAGTCGCTGATGTTATTACAAACAATGACTACGAGGGAGAAATTAAAAATAAATCCTCAAAGTTAAACGTACTTACTTTTGGTGCAATCTCATCTCACGCCTACACAGGTGCTGACATGTCAGTAGATGATGTAACAGAGAGCAATGCTCAATTAGTTACAGATCAAGCCAAATATTTCTACTTCAAGATTAAGGATTATGATACTTTCAGATCCTATATCAAGAATCCTGAAAATCCTATCAAGGGACAGGTTGCAAACGAACTTAAAAAAGTCGTTGATACCTTCGTCTTGGGTCTCTACGGAGATGCTGGAGCTGGTAACTGGGATGGAACATCCTACACCACAGAAACAGTAGAAATCGCCGCTACTACAGGAGTTGTAACAGGTTCTGGAACAACCTTCACAGCAGGAATGGTCGGAAAACCATTTAAAGCTGACGGACATACTACTTGGTACAGAGTTAAAACATTCTCATCCACTACATCTATCGTTATTGAAGATGACAGTGATGATTTGTCCTCTGCTTACACAGGTGGAGCAATCGTTGCAGGTGCTACATACGAAATTCAAGCTAATACCGCATTGACAGTAACAAAAGATACTATCTATGCTAGAGTTTTGGCCTTGAAAGCAGTATTAAACAACAACGAAATTCCAGATGAAGATCGTTTCTTAGTTGTACCTACAGATATCGCAAACTTGATTAGATTAGCTCCTGAATACGTCTCAGTTGGTTCTGAAGGCGGAAGACAGGCTGTTATGAATGGAATGTTGCCAGGAGAATTTGGTGGATTTAAAGTCTACGAAGTCTCTGAATCAAGAATTTCAGGTGATGCAACAAACGGATTTTGGTGCTTAGCAGGTCACAGATCAGCTATCACATTCGCAATGGGTCTTACCGAACAGGGTATTGAAGACTTAATTGGAAACTTCGGAAAAGCATACAAGTCATTGTATGTCTACGGAGCAAAAGTCGCCGACGAGAGAAGAAAAGCTCTTGCTGTTGGTTACTGGAAAGCCTAATAGTTAATTACTTTCCCTCAGCTCTTCGGGGCTGGGGGATCTAGATAAAGGATCAAAAAACATGGGAGCTTTTAAATTAAAAGAAAATTTACCTCAATCCACTCAAGCTGAAATAGATAGAATTCAGGCTATTCCAGCAGGTCAAAGACTTCAATCAGAGACCGACTTTTTAACAGCTTTGACCCCTTATCTATTTAATGAAGTAGTTTTAAGAGACAGTTCGGATAGAATTGTTATTGCAGGAGGAAATGTTCTCCCTATCGGAGACAGTGGATTCAAAAAGGGTGCTACATTCATTTTGAAAAATGCTAATACGGCAGGTGTGTTTGTTAACACTGGAAATGAAGGCGTTTCTAAATGGGCTTCATTGACTGGAACTACCAACGTCAGCGCTTCCCCTTCAGTTTCTCCATCAGCTTCGGTTTCTCCATCTGCGTCAGCTTCTGTTAGCCCATCGTCATCGGCATCTAGAAGCGCTTCCAGCTCACAATCTCCAAGCTCTTCTAAATCTAGATCGTTGTCACCATCAGCATCAACAAGCCCATCAGCTTCGTTGTCCTACAGTGCTTCGGCCTCAAGATCAGTATCAAGATCAACATCGACGAGTCCTTCGGCTTCACAAAGCCCATCAGCTTCGGTATCAATCAGTCCATCTGGTTCAGCAAGCCCTTCGGCTTCAGTAAGCCCATCAGCTTCGGTATCAAAGTCTGCATCTGTGAGCCCATCATTGAGCCCATCAGCTTCGGTATCAAAGTCTGCATCAGTAAGTCCTTCAGTGAGCCCTTCAGGATCTGCAAGCCCATCAGCTTCCTTGAGCCCATCTACGTCAGTATCTAGATCCACTTCACCCAGTGCTTCTAGTAGCGCATCGACTTCACCTAGCGCATCTATATCTCCTAGCTTCTAAAGTTAGGGCTGGATTTGATAGAAACTTTGTAGTATCATTTTGCTCATGAACGACAGAGTTTCTATCATTATTCCGTCGAGAAACGAACAATTTCTATATAAAACCACTCAAGACATACTTAAAAAAGCCAAAGGCGACATTGAAATCATTGTTGTCTTAGAAGGATATTGGCCAAAAACAGAGGAAGTAATAGAAGACAGAAGAGTTAGATATCTCCACAAGGGATCTCCAGAGGGCATGAGAAAAGCCATAAATGATGCTGTTTCTATTGCTACTGGAGAATATATTATGAAGACAGATGCCCACTGTATGTTTGACGAGGGATTCGATCTGAAATTAAAGGAAAACATGCAGGATAACTGGGTGGTTATACCTAGAAGATACTCATTAGATCCAGAAAATTGGTGCATTCAAGAGGGCAGACCCATAAGGGACTATCATTATCTATGCTACCCAGATCCTAATAAAGCCCATGATGGTGGTATGCACGGAGTAGAGTGGCCAGAGAGAACAAGAGAATTGACAGATCCTAAATACGATATAGATAACACAATGAGCTTTCAAGGTTCGTTTTGGTTTATGAAAAAGAGCTGGTTTGTGGATTTTATGGGGGGATTGGACACCAAACCAATATACGGAAAGTCTGGATGGGCTCAAGAACCCACTGAAATAGGGCTTAAAACATGGTTAGGAGGGGGAAAAGTAGTAGTTAATAAGAAGACATGGTATGCCCATTTGCATAAGGGAAAGAAGTATGGAAGAGGATACGACATAGACGATAAAGGTGTAATTGAAGGTCATAATTATAGTGCTAAATATTGGATGAATAACTCTTGGGAGAAACAGAAACATACAATAGATTGGTTGGTGAATAAGTTTTGGCCTGTTCCCACATGGCCAGAGAATTGGAAGGAATTATGGCCAAAGTCTCAATCATAATACCCAGCAGAGATGAGATCTCACTAGCTGGGGATGGTAAAACAGTCCTATTTAAAACCGTAGAGAACGTGCTAGAGAATGCCACAGGAGACATAGAGGTACTTGTAGGTTTCGATGGACCACCTTATCAACCTCTACCAAATGATCCAAGAGTAAAGGGAATTCAAGTCAGTGAGGCTCGTGGAGTCAAACCCATGATAAACACATTGGCTGGTGCATCCATTGGAAAGTATGTTTTCAAACTAGATGGCCATTGTTCTGTAGGAAAGGGATTCGATGAGATCCTACAGGCAGATATGCAAGATAACTGGCTGATGATGCCTAGATTCTATGTGTTGAACGAGAACACATGGAACTGGCAGGACGAGAGATTCTACGACTATTTTTACCTTAGCTGTCCATTCACAGACCCAAGAGGTGTTAGATTTAAAGCTGGTGGACACTGGCCTCAAAGAACCCAAGAAAAGCTAGACGTTTTAATAGATGAAACCCCACAGTTTCACGGATCTGGTTGGATGGTGGAAAGAGATTTCTTTTTAAATAAGATTGGTGGATTTCCTGTCATAGACCCATTGGGACATGCACAAGAGCCCCCACATTTAGGATTTAAATACTATCTAGGACCGTGGAAGGGTGCTGTGATGGTCAACAAGAAGACATGGTACGCTCACATGCACAAGAAACCACATCACTATACTAACTTTAAAATGAGTAATGCTCAGAATAAGATTTCCTACGATGTTGCAGTTGAATACTGGCTAAAGAATAAATGGCCTGAAAGAATCCATGATTTAGAGTGGTTTGTAGAGAAGTTCATGCCTATGCCCACATGGCCAGAGAATTGGAAAGAGTTGTGGGAAAATTATTTGGTTAAAAATAAGGAATAAAATGGCTACTAACATGAATGTGTCTTTAAATTATGGAACTCATTTGGCCCCTCTCATTGCTACAGTGAGAAAAACTAGCGGGTCAATATTGGAACTAGGAATGGGGGTATTCAGTACACCATTTTTGCATTATATAGCGGTATTGGATAATAGAAGGGTTGTATCTGTTGAGAACTTTAAGGACTGGTCAGAGTTCTTTTTTTCGAAGTATTCACACAAAAATCACGAGATTAAAGTTATCCCCTCTTGGGGGGATTTGGATGTTAATGGGAATTGGGATGTGGTGTTAGTAGACCAAACTCCAGATCTAGCAAGGATAGAGGCTGTTAAGAAGTTGGCTGATAAGGCTAGGTATATCATAATCCACGATTCAACCCCAAAATATGAGTCACACTATCATTATTCTGAGATTTATCCACTGTTCAAATATAGGAAGGATTGGACTCTTGATAGGAATCATGCAACTGTATTATCTAATTTTGTTGATTTGGAGGACTTATGGACACTTTAAAATATATTGTTGATAAATTTAATCTTAATTTGGGAGATAGATCTCCTATTGCTATAAGGAACATAAATAGAACCGAAATGGCCAAGCTACTAGGTGAACTAGGATTCACAAAGGGTGCTGAAGTTGGAGTAGCACAGGGAAATCATTCCAGAGTCTTATGCGAAAATATCCCAAACCTCCATCTGGATTTAGTAGACGTATGGGATCTATACGATGGCTATAGAGAGTATACAGACCGCATTGACAGGTATTATAAGATGGCTGTGGATCAATTATCTAAGTATGATGTTAAGTTTCACAAGGCTTTTTCTATGGATGCCGTGAAGAACTTTGAAGATAATTCTTTGGACTTCGTATATATCGACGGGGCACATGACTATAAAAATGTTGCTATGGACGTCTGTGAGTGGTCTAAAAAGGTTAGAGTTGGTGGGATTGTATTTGGACATGACTTCAAGAGATCTAGTGGTAAATATCCAGTTGATGTGAAGGACGTTATCCCATCCTTTTGTTATGCAAAGAAAATTAAGCCGTTTTTCGAATTAAAGAATGATATAAGAGATCCAGAATTTGGAAGAGATGTCGCTGGATGGATGTTTGTAAGACAGGAAACAGACGAACTATGGAAATAAATAGAAACCTTCCAACCTGCTGTCAGGACATGGATATAGATCTTATTCATCTGGTGTTTCCCGAACAGCTTGGGGAAGATGGAAAAGAGTTTGTAGAGGCACATGGTCTGATGAACAAGCCCTTATCAGAAATCATTAAGGGAGCTCAAGATTTAGGTAATGGTAAGGTCAAGATATTCCATAGATGCGACCAGCTAGAGGATAACGGAAGATGCGCAATTTATGAGAATAGGCCTCAGATATGTAGAAACTTTGGCTGTAGTCTTAGACACGACTGCGCCTGTAAAGGACAGGGAAAAATATGAGTCTTTTATCCATAATAATTCCAAGCAGAACTGAGCAATTCTTACAGAAAACAGTTGATGATGTTTTAGAGAAGTCCGAAGGGGAGATAGAGGTTATTGTGGTACTGGACGGATATGAGATATCCAATTTTAGATCAGATGATGCACGAGTTAGGGTGATAAAATTGGGAACACCTGAAGAGCCAAAGGGAATGCGAGCCTGTATAAATAAAGGCGTAGAGAGCTCCACAGGATACTACATAATGAAGACTGATGAGCATTGTATGTTTGATAAGGGATTTGATATTAAAATGACCTCTGAAATGCATGATGACTGGGTTATGATCCCCAGAAGATACCGATTAGATGCAGAGAAATGGGAAGTAATAAGCGATGGAAGACCACCCATTGATTACATGTATCTAAGCATAAGAAATGGGGAGATGCACGGTTGGAAAGATGATGGAAGAAGCAAGGAGAGAATAGACGTACTTATTGACGATCTCCAGAGCTTTCAGGGTTCTTGCTGGCTAACTTCTAGGAAGTTTTGGGATAGTACCATCGGACCTATGGATGATTTAAACTACGGACCGTTTGCTCAAGAGGCTCAGGAAATAGGGAATAAAGCGTGGTTATCTGGTGGCAGAGTGGTCATAAATAAGAAGACATGGTATGCCCATTGGCATAGGAATACTGGTCACAACTTCACTAACAAACAACAAAGGGAATTCAAGGATAGTATTGAAAAGGGAAGGAAGTTTTGTGTGGATTTTTGGACAAATAATAAGTGGGACAAACAGGTTAGAAGCTATAACTGGCTTGTAGAGAAGTTTTCGGGGGAGAAGAAATGATAATAGGAAATGGTGATATAGCCTCAGTTATACCAGATAAAGAAGGGGTAATCTTCTTCGCTAGTGGTGTGTCTAACAGCCTAGAGACCAGAGAATCAGAGTATTTTAGAGAATGTGAGTTATTGATGAAGCAGGATAGATCCATGAAATTGGTCTACTTCAGCACTCTATCCATTTTCTATAAAGATTCTAGATATACTAGGCATAAAATCCATATGGAGGAGCTAATAAAGACCTATTTTCCCAACTACACAATAATGAGATTGGGAAATGCCACATGGGGAAAGAACCCAAATCACTTAATAAACTTTTTTAGAAGAAAAATAAAGAACAATGACCCAATAGAGGTTCAAGACGTTTATAGATATGTTTTAGACAAGGAGGAATTCCTATACTGGCTCTCTCTTGTGCCAGCTTGGAATTGTGAAATGAATATAACAGGCAGAAGAATGAAAGTTATAGATATAATTAATGAGATCAGAAAGGGAAACATATGAGTAAAGATTTATCTATCGTTATACCAGCTAGAAATGAAATGTTTCTGGCTCGAACAATCCAAGATCTTCTTGAAAACATCGAGGGTAATACCGAGATAATAACAGTTCTAGACGGTCAGTGGTCAGATCCAGCCATAAAGCAGGACGAAAGAGTCAAGGTGGTGTATCTTCCAGAGAGTATTGGGCAAAGATCCGCTACTAATCTAGCGGTCAGGCTATCAGATGCCAAATATATTATGAAAATAGACGCTCACTGTGCTGTCGATAAAGGATTCGACGTTAAACTAATGGCTGATATGCAGGATGATTGGACTGTAGCCCCCCTAATGAGGAATTTGCACGTTTTTAACTGGGTGTGTAGAAAATGCGGGGATACTAGATATCAGGGTCCTACACCCATAGATTGCCCAAAATGTGACAACAAGACGGACTTCTATAGAGATATAGTATGGATTGCAAAACAAAGTCCCAAGAGTTTTTCCTATAGATTCGATTCAGAACCACACTTCCAATACCATGGTGAGTACTCTAAATCAAAAGAAGCCCTAAGCGGGGGGATAGTTGGGGGAATACTAAGGTTTGATACTAGGGTGGTTTCTTCGAAAGTCATAGGCCTTCTTACAGACTTTACAAGTTCTCATAAGTTTTCCTGTCGTGGAGACTCTCTTTGGCTCGGGAAGAACGTGGCCATGAATACAATGAGTTTTCCTTCTGTTGACAATGGCAGGGGCATTGGAATTCAGGAGATTTTCGGTGTCGGAAACCAGTCTCAGGTGGGTGGGGTTGCAACACCTCCTGTTTTTACAGATATGGTCGATGACGGGAATGTTTCTACCTCTTCCAGTGGGAATGGGGCCAATCATCCAAGCGTAGGCAACTCTATGTGCGAGTTGTTCCTTCCCAATATTAGTGCATCTACCATAACCCCCCTTATCCAACCTTCTGGACCAGTTCCAGCAACCAGATACACGATCAATGGAGATATTGTTGATGAACTTAACCGCATAATTGGGGGAGAGTTTGTCTATAGTGAAAAAACAAACAGTTTTCATAACGGAAGTGTAACACTCTACCTAGTTAGAGACAAGAACATCACAGAGTCAATGTCTCTACAAGGATCTTGCTTCATGTGCACTAGAGCCAAATACTGGGAATTGGGATTATCGGATGAATCTTTCGGTTCTTGGGGTTCTCAGGGAATTGAAGTGGCTTGTAAGACGTGGCTATCTGGTGGAAAGGTGATGATTAACAAAAAGACATGGTATGCTCATCTATTTAGGACACAAGGAGGAGACTTTGGCTTTCCTTATCCTCAGTCTGGTAAGCAAGTCAAGAACGCAAAGAGTATGGCAAAGGATTTATTTTTTAATAACAAATGGGAGAAACAAAAGCTCCCACTATCTTGGCTTATCGAAAAGTTCAAGCCAGTACCTGGATGGCACGATGCTGGAAATGAAGAAGCATTAAAGTATGTGCTTGAGGAAGGTGCTAAGTTTGAGAATAGGAATAAATGAGCAAGGGAATTGTGTTCTATACAGATAATAAGCTAGATAACACCTTTTTAGGGGAGTTGGTTAGATCAAACCTATCCCAGATGGGTCTTCCCATTGTTAGCGTCTCTCTGAAATCCTTAGACTTTGGATCTAATATAACCCTTCCTTTAGAACGGGGATATCTGACTCTTTTTAAACAGATATTGATTGGATTGCAAGCTTTGGATACTAAATACGTTTTCCTATGCGAGCACGATGTCTTGTATCATCCCTCTCACTTTGAATTCACACCACCCAGAGATGACGTCTACTACTACAATATGAATTCTTGGATCGTTAGAGCCTCAGATGGATTTGCAGTCTATTATGACCACAAGTGTCAGGGGGCAATGTGTGCTGATAGAGAATTTCTTATTAATCATTACAAGAAAAGAGTTGAACTTGTGGAAAAGAATGGGTTCAGTACAAAGATGGGGTTTGAAGCGGGAACACATAACAGGCCAGAGAGAGTGGATGACTTCAAGGCTGAAGGTTGGAAATCCACATACCCTAATATAGATATAAAGCATGGTGGAAATACTACCCCCCAGAGATTTAGTAGAGATCAATTCAGAAGTCAGAAAAACTGTCAGAATTGGAAAGAATCTACCTTGACTGAAATAGAGGGTTGGGATCTTGAGAAAATAAAAGATATAATCAATCCATGAATGTGTCTTTTCATGGAGTTTTAAAATAAAATGGGCATAAGTCTTAGGAGTTCTGCAACTACGGGGTCGGGATCTTCTACTACACCAAGCGTCGCTTTGCCTAGTAGTGGGTCCGTTGGTGACATCCTATATGTTGTAATATCCCACAATGATGGTACAGTTACAGTTTCAGATAATAATGGCTCTACCCCTCTTACTGAGGATTTTGATTCTGGTAATGATGCGGGGGGTTTAGGGTGTGCTGTATATAAACGCACAATAACAGGTAGTGAGCCGACGACACTAAATTTTACTCTCTCAACCTCTCAGCGGTGGTCAATAACATCCTTTATATTAACAGGCTTTAGCTCTGGGGACTTCTACGATGTAGATATCACCACATATGATATCAGGCTTGCTACCGCCTCTCATGTCAGTAATAGTTGTACAACTACTACAGATGGAGCTTGGTCAATAGCAATTGGTTGTCTGGACTCTTCAACAAACACGTGGTCTGCTGGTCCGGGGGGCTCGTGGGTGGAAATAGCTACTGTGAACTCTCAGGAACCTTTGGCTGTCTATAGGTTGGAAAAGACTACCGCTGGTGCTGTAGGAAATGCCACTTTCACTAGTGCCAGCTCGGGTAGCAGTTTGATGATGCGTCAGTTTGCAATCAAGGCGGCTCAAAATTCACTATCTCCCTCCTCTTCGGTTAGCAGATCAGTTAGTCCCAGTTCTAGCGTTTCCCCCTCGGCCAGTACTAGCCCATCAACCTCAGTCTCTCCCTCGGTTAGTCCTTCAGCTAGTGCTTCTCCCTCATCCAGCGTTTCTCCGAGTGTTTCTCCAAGTTCCTCAGTCAGCCCAAGCTCTTCTATAAGCCCATCAGTTTCCCCATCAGCATCATTGAGTCCATCAAGTAGCGTAAGCCAATCTGCTAGTGTGTCCCCATCCGTAAGTCCTAGTTCTAGTACTAGCCCATCAACCTCAGTTTCCCCATCAATTAGTCCTTCGGCTAGTGCTTCTCCCAGTAGTTCTGTCTCTGCCTCAATTAGCCCCTCACCCAGCACGAGCCCAAGCTCTTCGGTAAGTCCATCTAGTAGCGTCAGCGCATCATTGAGCCCCTCTTCTTCTAATAGCCCAAGCTCTTCCGTTAGTCCCTCGGTCAGTCCTAGTGCATCCGTGAGCCCTTCTTGTGCCCCACAGGATATAGAGAACACAAATCTCTTAACAGACCCCGATTTAGTTGGATATTGGAAGATGGAATCAGATGGAACGGATACAAGTTCAAATGGCTACACCCTAACAGCAGTAAACACTCCAACCCATGTGGCAGGATTATTTGGAAATGCAGTAGACCTAGAGTTAAGTAGCTCTCAGAGATACTATATCTCCAACGCATCCTGTCCAGATTTAGCAATGACTGGTTCTAGAACCATCGTAGCTAGAATAAAACTTGAATCTATACCAGCGAGTAATCAAGCGATTGTTTCTAAAATGGGAGAGGACAACGCTTATAGGGGATATCAACTAAGAATTGACGGTACGACAGGCAAGGCCTCCTTTTATATAACGGGATTGACCACCACTACTGAAATATCCAGCGACTCTGGTCTTAGTACTGGTACATGGTATCTAGTAGCAGGTGTCTACGATAGTGCCAACTCCTTAATAAAAATATGGGTTGGG